TTTCTCTATCGGCGCGGCGTATTTACCATAACCTTGTACGACATCACCAATAGTTCCTGCGCGTGACAATGTTTCTTTGGCACTGCGTAAAATGTTACCAACGCCTTCAGTAATTCCTTTTGCACCTGACTTGAGAATGTCACTGCCAAGTGTCTTGCGTTGTTCTTTAAGTTGTTCACCGTATTCTTCTGCGTCGTCAGCGACTGTACCGCCCTCTGCGTAACCTTCTTTGTACATGCGTTCAAGCATCTCGTCTGTAATCTTCTCTGACGGAGAATAACCGCGTGTGAGGTCGTAGTATGTTGGGAGCCTTCCTGTTCTCTCTGTAAAGTCTTTGGTAAAGTTTTTAAGGACGATACCTTGTGGAGCAGGAGCGAATGCTTCTGATTCTTTTTTGCCACTTAATGAATAATGGAATGCAGGGTGAAGCTCAGGTCTTTCTTGGATGTTACCTGATAACGAGAATAGTCTGTCACCGATGTCACCTGTCTTTGCTTCTAGTAAGAGTGGGTCAGTGGTTTCTTTAATCACTTGTGGGTAGTCAATGATTGATCCCTTCTTACCGCCAACACCTTTCCCTGCAAGTATGTCAGCAATGTATGCGCGTTGATGGAATGTTTGTGCATGTTGATTAAACTCAGGTGATAGGATGTCTACGTCTTCGGGGAAGAATGACTTACCTGTCTTTGGGTCTTTGATATTAGCAAGACGTTTGTTAATGGTTGCGTGTAGTTCGGGTGTGAGCTTGTCTTCCTCTACAGCTTTTTGAAAGCGATCCATGATTCTGTCGAATACGACTTTGTTTGATCTATGTTGTTCGGGTGAGCCAATAAGGTTTGCGAATACAGCTTCTTCAGGATTGCGTGCCATAGAACCTACGAGAGTCTTTGCCACACCAGGTGATTGTACTGCCCATGCAATGTCTTTGTATTTAGCAGGATCAATCTCTGCAAGATCAACAAAGCCTGGTCCGCCGAGTAGACCTTGGTCATAGTCAAGTGCGGTACGATCTGCTTGTGTAATATATAAGCGTTTGCCTACATGCGGATTCAATGCTTCGGACATGCGTGGCGCTTTATTAGCGACAGCTTTTAAACCACCCTTAATAATTTTACTTGCTATGCCCATTACGTTCCTTGATACGTTTCATTACAGCTTTGCGTTCGCTTGGTGTGTAATCTAACCAACTTGCTATCTCGTCCTCTGTACGTTTGCATGTCTTGCATATTTGTTTCTTAATGTCTAGGTCACATATGTTTTTACACGGAGTAAGGATTGACTCTCTCTTTGTATTCATAAGCGTCTGCATAGTCCTCTGATGGGTCATAAGGTCTCGGGTCAATCTCTAACATGCCTGCGTCTCTTAGATACCGAAGCGCCTGCGTACACGCGTCCACATAGTCGTCATGAGTAGCTTCAGGAAATGAGCAGATCTGTGATACGAAGCCTTCAGCCCAATCACGCACATATCCTCGACGTACTGACGATTCGGGAATCCACACTCTTCCATGAGCGATAATGTTTGCGACAATGGAAAGTCGTTGCACTTTGTCGGCTCGACCAGGATTGTAAGCTCGCACAGGTAAATGTGCCCGTTGCATATCTTGTATGAGACTGATTCCACTCGCCTTATCTTCGACAAGTATGAGATCAACTCGCTTACCTTTGACAAACTCTCCTGTGTCGGACTCGCTATCCGCACCATAACTAACTTCATACTCTTCCTGCACTTTCTTTCTTAGGTCAGGGTACTGCATGCGTTCTTGCCATGCATCTATCAACATCACCGCCATTGGGCCATCCATCGGTTTGAACACGCCGAAGACTAAGCACGCTGTTGGGTCATTGATAGTCTTCTCTGTGTATGCGCAATCGTAACTCTGTATGATGTATTCAAACTTAGGGAATGGTTTCTTCGCGTCCCACAGTTTAAACATATCTCTTCTAACAATGCCACCCTCTTCGGGGTCAATCAGTTCGGCATAGATCTCTTGTCGACCTAGCTTCGTTCCTTCGTACTGCAAGATCTGCTGTTGAAAGCTTGGTGCTAAGTTGTCTATGTTCGCGTACGTTGACGCGGTTGTCATAACAACTTCATTCGATCCGTCGTCTGACCGTCCTACTAAGTCAACGATCAAGTCTTTAGGACGTGGTGTCGTTGATGCAATGATCCTTGTCTCTTTACCTAACCGCACTGAGAACTGAATCATGTCCCATGCTTCTTGTAAGTAATCCCAAGCCGCCAACTCATCTAGCCATGCGCCGTGATACTGTCCACCGCGGAAGCGATCAGGTTCTGACGCTGATATGCCTTTGATCAATGATCCGTTCGTTAGCTTGATCTCGAGCAATGACTTGTTATAGTCAGCAATAAGGATCTCAGGTATCACGTTAAGCAATCCTGATTCACCTTCGATACATGTACCGCGTACATCCATGGCTGTCGGTGCGGATACTAACCATCGTGTGTTGGGCTGTTCCCAAGCCCACCATCCTATCTGCTCAGCAGACGTTCTAGTCTTCCCCGCACCTCGACCACCTAATAGCAACCATATCGCCCAATCACCGTGAGGAAGTATTTGGTGATCATGAGCTTGCGTTAACCACTTCATGCGCCACGCTATCGCTATCTGTTTAGCAATGGGTAATGATTTAAACTGCGCTTCTACTTCTTTGTCTTTAAGTAGATCAACTACGTCTGTCATGTGTCTTTAATACAAAATTAATACATACTCTGCGCTTGCTTTCTATTGGTGGTCTAGTGCCATGTAACATGCTAGAACTAAAATACACTAAACTATTTTCCTTTGGCGCGTAGCTGTCAATTATCTTGTAATCCTTGTCATATGTATTTATATCTCCATCAATATCATGCAGATAATAGACAAACGATGTCAGACTCTCTACATCGTCGGTTACGTCTATATGAATAGTGTTAGCTATATCATCTTCATTACAAACTTGCCTAGGCAATAAATTTGCATTAATCCTTAAAACACCTTTAACTTCTATGCCCGTTGACTTTTCAATGTAACCGAACATAGGTTCAATTAATTTAAAATAATTAGAATTAATATTTCCCTTAGCAAAAAATATATGCTGAAGTTGGAATATATTTTGCTTAATACCATTTGTTTCTTGTATTGTGTGATCATACCAATACCAAGGAAACTGACTACCAAATAATATTTCTTGCAATTGTACCTTGTACTCGTTCGGCAATACGTCTTGCACTATCTTCATTTATCTACTCGTTGCACGGCGCCCGTCGATTTATTCAGTTCGTATTCAGCCAATGCTTTATAAACTTCTTCGTTCTCTAGCATGAGATCCACAAGCTCTTCATGCGTCAATGGCTTTTGTGGCTTTTGTTTATTTTCCGTCATCGAAGTGATCTGCAACGATGAAGTAAATAAAGCCTGCGAGGATTAATCCACCTAATAAGTAAAATCCGTTTATAAGTTCGGTCATTTTGTTTGTCTCTTTAGTTCGAGGTTCTTAATCATTTCGTCAAAGATGTTGACATTGATGTTGATCGCGTCTGATTCGTTGTCACCAACATGTGCGATCCTGTCTGAATACTTTTTAGGTTTAAGCTTCGCGGCCACCCACTTCCTTGCGTCCACTCTATTCTTTTGCCATTGAACGTAAGCTGAGTCATAACGAGTCTTACCCTTGTCATCAACGATCTGTTGTGGTAGCTCATCACTGATTGCGTGGATTTCGTCGGCTAATGTGTCGGCTTGGTCTTCCCTCGCGCGCGCATATATCTCCGCAAATTCTTTGTGGCGCAACAGCCACTCGTACACCGCAGTCTTCTTCGGCATCTTCGCATCGCTACAAATCTTAACTAAACTCTCACCGTCAGCAATCCTATCGCATATCTCCAAAGCAATCTCAAGACTATAGAGCGTAGGTCTTCCACCCTTGTTACCTACAGTCGAGTCCTTGTTGGATTGTTTACCTGACGCACGAGTATCGTCATCCTTACCTTGGTAAGATGATACTACTCTCTTCTTTGTGATAGCTGTCTCTGACATAATGCAATAGAATGTAAACGGACAATAGGGATAAGTCAAACAGTAAGTAAGTACAAATTGTTTTTAGTTTGTATTTTCTTTTCGGGGAAATTTTATACGGGCGTATTACGGAAACTATACGGGCGTATTACGATGATTGATACGGACGTAATACCAACCAATAACAATAAACAAATAACAATAAACAATATTTAGAAAGGCGCTAGTTCGTATTCACTCAAATCTAATTTTGGTTTTTTTTCGCGCTTTACTGAATACTTGATAAAGGTTGCTTCGGGTTTATCTCTTAACCAATGATCTAGCTCTTCGCGTGAATGAAAGCCACGCATTTTTTCTCCATCGATTAAACCAACGTATCTATGACTCATTTGTTTTTATACCAAAGTTGCCTGCAACAGAAATTCTTTGCTTGTCTGATGTAAAAAAAGGATAGACAGTATGAAGTAACTCAGCAGGAAATAACAACAAGCCATTATTATAACTTTTATCTGCTCCGATTGGATGGGATGATACATTGCCTAAGATGTCAGTGTACATAAAACAAAATTGACCTGCCCT